TCCCAACTTGTGCCCCGCAAAGGTGCGAGTAAGAGATCAAGTCTAACATAGAGTGGAATACTTAACGCTTGCAGACCAACCACTCCACTCCGGTGTGAGCGAGTAGGAAAGCTTATGGTGGACCAAGCACTAAGACTTTTAGTTGTATCTGAAATTGACCTGTGGTCTTTTTCAGGTAACTATTTAGTCTACCAAACAGCGGAATGAATGCTGTATAAACTTCCAGTCATACTTTGGTATGCATGTTAGGCAGCTCTAGGTTAAACCCTTTCTCCTGAGAGGGAGACCTATAGAAGGATCTGTTATTCTTTTATAGGGAGCGCGTGTGGACCTACTGGAATGTCTTCATGGGAGAGGCTGAACAACAGGAATTGATCCTGTGTGCCTAGGCATGAAATCCCAGAACCCAAAACTCATTGGATCCTCCTGGTACAGAACAGAGGATAAATATGAGTAGGTGTTCCTTCACCTGAACACATCCCTTGTTTATGATAGAAATATCATAAAATGGGACAGTTGCCACAGCTGCCTTGATCCAACCAAGGAAAGGTGGATATTTCGGACAGACTGTTGTCTATTCCGATTCCGGCTAGTACATCATTAGACTAAATAACCTTTAGCCTAGGAGGACTAGACTATGAAAAAGATGACATCTTCTTCATTGTCCCGGAGTCAGATTTGGCGACGTGTCAATTCGATACGTCTACCTCAGCCGGTGAAGTCACAACTCACAGATATCTTTTTCCTTTGGAAGGAGGCATCTGGTGAGGAATGGACGGTTGGCAGATTTAAGTCAATTAAGACTGACCTCTTACAATGGAAAGCTTCAGGAAGGAAACCTGAAACACCATGGGTTAAGAGGACTTCTGCAGGAAACTTTAAGGGTCTTTTTGGTGTTTTGCAAAGACTGATGCTTACACCTCAATTCCTTAATGTTTTGCGCCTCATGAATATCTATACTTCTTTAGTCAGTCAAAGGGTCACTAAGATCCAACTGAAGAAATTTTTAGATTCCATGTTGGCAAAGGGTAGGAAGGAAGATGTTTCTTATTATATTTCTTTGATAAATAAGTTACCTCCTATTCCTATCCCAGAGGTTGGTTTACCAACCCCCCTTGCAACCGTTGGTCCTTTGCGTCCAGCTCATGAGCAAAGAGCATTAAGGGAGATCGTAGATCGCCCTTATGATCTTATCGATTGGGTTGATCACCGAATACTCCTTAAGGAGTTTTTTCGGGGAATTCTCCCTTTCGATGGTCTCATAGCTGCACTGCAGGCTCAGTTAGATGATGCACCATTGAGTGCTCATTGGAAGGCCGTAGTGGGCCGTATCAATGTCACCCAGGAACCAGGTTTTAAGGCTCGGTTTTATGCCGATCCTTTTATCTGGATTCAAAGAGTCCTTGATCCTTTAAAAGATTCTTTGATGCAAAACCTAACTAAGTATCCATGGGACTGCACTTTCAATCAGAGAAAAGCTGATGAAAGGATAGTAGCTTCACTTAATCAGAAAGAAACAGTGTACTGTTTTGATCTTTCTGATGCTACTAATCTCTTTCCTCTCAGCATACAAGCTTTCGTCTTGGAAAGGTCATATAAGGGTACACCCTATATGTTGCCTTTCTTCTTCGATGCTTGTAACTCTTATTGGAAAATGCACGATCAAGTTTTGAGAAAGTTTGGTCGTGGACAAGCCCTTGGGCTTGGACCAAGCTTTCCATTATTTGCTTGGTCCCATGGATTGCTCCTGCGGGCGCTCCTTGGCAGGAAATGGAAGAAGGATTTCTACATCATTGGTGATGATGTAGTTATCCTGAACCCAAATCTTGCCAAGCGATACAGTAAGGCATTAGAGGATCTTGATGTAGATTGGTCCCCGTCTAAGACTTTGCAATCAGATGTGATTGCGGAGTTTGGTGGGGCCCTCTATACTGGAGATGGTCTACTTTGGAATCCAAAGTGGATCCCCCTCCGGAGGGATAACGTCTTAGACGTTGTGTCCTGGTGGGGCCTTAGGTTCTTGGAATGTGTCTGTCCTGTACAGATACGCGGACTTGTATCCCAAGTTCTTGCACTACCAGAACCATGGGGTATTGGTTTGAACCCCAAGGGCCTGCCTCTCTCTGAACGTTTAACCCCTCACCTCCTCAGGAGGTTACTTGAGGAAAGGGAGGATTTAAACGTCGGGTATCTTCTTGATACTCGAAAGAGATTGTCTGCCTTACTTAGATTCGTCCCAGAGAAGGATCTAATGAGGTTTTCACACTCCATTCCGGAGTTGAATTCCATCTTAGATCTAACCGAACAGGAGAGAGTAGATTCTACTCCATTCTCTGGATGGAAAATTCCTTCTAGCTTGCTAGAAGTGAATTCCTTCCTATCTAATGATTCCTTACCCCTTCCTCGGGGTAATGT